AAAAGGCATTAGACCAATTTTTTACAATGAAATTTATACCAGCCCTTAGAGAATGCTTTGATTTGCAAGGCTATTCGGTACCTGAGAATAGAGAGGATAAAGACCACATTGCTGAACAAGGTTCGTCAGTAATTGTTTCTGTAAACAACACTATATACGTTGTAGAAAGCGATTATTCCTGGTCGTCCGAAGCAACTGGATTGTATGCTTTGGGGTCTGGCTCATCATATGCTTTGGGAGCCTTGTCAGTATTAATTCGTAACAAAAAAGTAAATAGCCAATTGGCAAAAACGTATGCTTTTCGTTCTATGGCTATTGCTGCTAAATACGACCCCAATACAGGGTCGCCTTATCATTCATTTGTACAAGGCGAAAAAGTAAGCGTTAAACGACGTAAAAAGGTATAATTAAACTAACAACCTCTTAAGGAGAATAATAATGTCTAAAAAGATTAATGTAAGCGATATTTGCGATGTGGCCACCAAAGGTGGGGTGGTAGGACTTGTTTCCTATGTTCTATCTACTTATGAAATTGACGCATCTCTTAACATAGTAATTTTACCTGCTATTCTGTATGTGCTTAACGTACTTAGCACTAAAATTGGAGACCCTCAAATTGCTAACTTTTTTGCTAGACAAAGCAAAGTTGTTGAGGCCACGGTTAAAGAAACAATTGCCCAACCGACTGGTGTCGCCAAGATTCCTGCAGTTAAGAAAGCCGTTTCAAAAAACAAAAAGAGATAAAACATTAAATGGCAATTGATTTTTGGTCCCCCTCTTATCGCGCCGCCGCTAGTGATTTAACAGTTGCTATCAGCCCTTTAGGGCTTGTTGAGTTAGCCGATGAAGAGTTTGAGGTTCACGGTCCACGTTTAAATAGGTATGCGTCTGCTTGGGCGTGGTACTTGGGGCACCACTGGTCATATCGCCGCGAAATGGGCGAATCTCAATTTTACATGAACTACGTCCGCACCATGTCGGATTACATTACCAATTTTTGTTTTGGACAAGGGGTTCAATTTAAAACTCCAGAACAAAACAACGCAATTATTCCTCATTTATTAGACGATGTATGGAATACGCATAACAATAAACATAAAGTTTTGTGGGAAATGGGACAATTGGCTGGAGTTACTGGCGATTGTTTTGTTAAAATAGCGTATGAAGAACCCTTTGTAGACACCGCTGGCGTTCCTCATGAGGGTCGTATTAGGGTTATTCCACTTAATCCAGCGCATTGTTTTCCTGAGTATCATCCGCATGACCGTGACCGTATTATTCGGTTTAAACTTAAATATCGTTTTTGGGGAACATCTGCTGAAGGAACCCGTCAGGTATATACGTTTACAGAAATACTCACTGACGAAAACATTCAACAATTTATTAACGATGAATTGATTGATGAATACCAAAACGTGCTCGGAAGCGTTCCAATAATACATATTGCTAACGTAAGCATTTCTTCGTCGCCGTGGGGTCAGTCAGATATTTACGATATTATTCCGTTGAATCGTGAACTTAACGAAAAAATGACTGAAGTTTCAGACATTATTAACTACCATGCTGCTCCTGTAACAATCATTACTGGTGCAAAAGCAAGCCAACTTGAGCGAGGCCCAAAGAAAGTTTGGGCTGGTTTGCCAAAAGATGCACAAGTATTTAATCTTGAGTCTCGCGGAGAAATGGCTGGGGCTTTAGAATATATTCAATTTTTAAAACGAACAATGCATGAAATTACTGGCATTCCAGAAGCGGCTTTAGGGCAATTTCAACCAGTATCCAATACTTCTGGAGTTGCTTTGGCAATTCAATATCAACCCTTGATGAATCGTTACAAAATGAAAAAAATTCATTTTACAAAAGGTCTTGAACGAATTAATGAACTTATTATTCGTACTGCCGTTGTATTCCGACCAGACATGTTAGTTTATAATCCATTAAAAGCAGCAAAGCCAGAACGAGACAACTTGCTTCAATTGGACCCTGCAGACCCTGTTACGTATAAAACAACGTGTCATTGGCCCGACCCGTTGCCAGTTGACGTTCTTATTAAACTTAATGAAGTACAGGCTAAAATGGGTCTGGGTCTTGAGTCTAAGCGTGGTGCTTTGCGTACGTTGGGTGAGGAGTTCCCGAACGAAAAGATGGAAGAAATCTTTGAAGAACTTATGGATGATGCTATTGACCAGGGTTCTTTGACAATGCTTACATCTCAAATACAGTCTGCAGTTATGATGGCAACAGGAATGTTGCCCAATAATGAAGGTCCTGTTGCTGCGTCGGCTGGAGGGTCCGATGTATCATCCGCAGGAAATTCTCAAGGTTCTATGCCTGGAACGGCTGTGAACCCTGTAGAATCGGACCTGATGAATCAATTGGTTAGCAAGGCTTATGGTGCTAGGTTTGCCCAGCGTCGTAATCCAACAGAAGAATAATTTATTTATTAAATAAGTCAATATAAGCCCAACTAGAGAGGTATCCACCTATGGCAAAGCAAGAAGAAGACGCTGTTACTATCCTTGCAGACGCAAAAGCAACAATGCTAGATGAGTCGGCAAAAGTTACAGGTCAAAAAACCAAGACTTTTTCTGAAGATGATGTTGAAAACATCCGTAAACAAGAAAAAGACAAGATGTACAAGCGTCTTGAAGAGTCCGATTCACGGACAAAAATCCTTGAAGAGCAGTTAAAAATCATTTCTATGGAACGAGAAGCGGCTATTAAAAAAGCCGAGGAAACCGCTCGCACGGAATCAGAGATTCGCAAACAACGTGAATTTGAAGAATTGACCGCAAAAGAACTCTTGTTAAAACAAGAGACTGAGTTTACAAAGAAAATAAATGACGTTGAGGCTGAGTGGAAAAGCCGTTTGGCTGAAATTGAACTTGAACGTCAAGCCCAGGCTGCACTTTTAGAAAAAGAACGACGCCATCAGGAACTGCAAAACTACATTGCTCGCCGCTTACAAGAAGAGCAAGAGTACATTATTCCACGACTTCAACCTTTGCTTAGGGGTTCAAGCGAGGAAGAAATTGAGTTGCTGATTACACAGTTAAAGGAAGCAAGTTCTGATATTGTAGAAGATGTTCAAAGAGCGCGAGGGGAAACCCAAACACGTTCTAAAGCAGTGGGTGTCACAGCACCTCCTGTTGGACCTATGGAAACTCAAATGGAACAGCAAACGTTAACTGCGGAAGATATTCGCAATATGTCAATGGAACAGTATCAAAAAATGCGTGAGAAACTTTTAAACGCACGTTCTTCAAAAGGCCGTTTTTAACTAACTTTTGAAAAATAAATAAAAACAATTATCCAACAAAGGAATTTTCTATATGGCATATCCAGGCCCAGCGGGTGGTGCGGTTACTGGAGCAGACCTGTCGGCAATTACAACGACTGGCTACTCAAGTGATACAACGCTCTCACCAGCAATTCAACAGATTTGGTCAAAAGAGATTTTGTTCCAAGCAATGCCTGTTCTTCGTTTTGAACAGTTCGCAGTAAAGAAGACAGAACTTGGCGTAATGCCTGGTTTGACCGTTAACTTTATGCGTTACACCAACCTCACAACTAGCGACGACACAGGCGCAGAGTTGACTGAAGGTGTTCGCATGGAACCAAGCGCTCTTTCGGCAAGTCAAATTCAAATCACCGTAAAGGAACAAGGCAAGTCAGTTGCTGTCACCGAGTTGTTGCTTAATGCAGCATTTGATGACGTAATGGCATCGGCTTCACGTCTCCTTGGTCGTCACATGGCACAGTCAATGGACATCCAAGCACGTAACACGCTTTACAAAGTTGGTGTTCCATTCGGCGGTGGCACAGCCGTTGCACCAAGCGTAGTGTTTGGTCGCAACACCAACGGCGCGACACGTGGTTCAATCGCTCCTTACGAGTACTCAACGGCTGGGACGGCTTCGGCTCCTGGCTATCTCTCACCTGCTACTATCAAGGACGCAGTTGAAGTACTTGCTGGTCAGAACATCCCACGTCTTGGCGACACGTATGTGTGCTTCGTTCACCCATCACAAAGCCGTTCGCTTCGTGACTGGCCTGAATTCATTGAAGTCACTAAGTACGCTGCTCCAGGCAACTTCATGCTTGGTGAAATTGGTCGTCTCTACGACGTGGTATTCATTGAAACAACGCAAGTACTCAAGGGACAAGCAACAACTGATATCGTTGACCTTGACCCAAGCACTTCTGGTTTCCAAGACCCAATTGCAAGTTCATACAGTGCAATGATGATTGGTGACAATGCATTTGGTCAAGCAATTGCTTTGCCAGTTGAATTGCGAGATGGTGGCGTCATTGACTTTGGTCGTGAGCATGGTCTTGCTTGGTACGCAATCTGGGGCTTCGGAGTTATCACTGCCGAGAGCCGAGTGCTTATCAATACCAAGGGCGGCGCAATCGCTTCCTCCTGATAATCTCAGGTAATTTAATTAAAGGGCCAGTGGTTAAACGCCACTGGCCCTTTATACTAGTAAGTGTCCAACCATAAGGAGAAAACATGGTACGTAAAACACAGCAATTTGCAGAAGAAGTAGAGAATAATGAGGTTGAAGTTGCAGTTCCTGTTCCAGCAGAAGATAGTAACCTCGTTCAAGCCCGTATAAAAGGGACTTGGAAAATGTTCTGGGGTCAAGAAGTGTATAATTTTGTAGATGGAAAACGATTCAACATTTCAAAAGATTTGTACGACTACCTGCGTAAGAATGGAAATATTTACGACACTTTGTAAAGGATTTTAATGGCGGGCTTTACAATCCCCAACGCACCAGATACTGATAAATCAACACTAGACCAATCCGAGCCAGACCGCGTTGATTTTGAGATTCTAGGCAATCGCAGAAAAGGCGTTGTTTCTGGTGCTGCAGTAACTGTTGTTTCTGGCAACATTGTTGCCGTTGCTTCTGGAACCATTGCATATGAGGGAACAGATTACGCCCTTTCAGCCAATGGCTCATACTCATTGTCAAGTGCCCCATCGTCTGGAAACCGTTTTGATTTAGTGGTCGCTAGGTATGCATCTAATGCAGTAACTATTCAAACAGTTACTGGAACTGCTAGTTCTACAAATCCCATATTTCCAGTACTTCTTTCCACGGATATCGTTCTTGCGGCGGTATTGCGTCGTACCAACGAATCAATTGTTGCAAACGACATTATTGACAAACGTGTTTTAACTCCTTCTTCAGTTTCTTCCGCTGTTGAAATTAGCGCTATTAACCTTGATGGTGGAACCGATATTGGAGCGGCTCTTGCTGATGAGGACCTTATTCTTGTGGATGACGGAGCAAACGGAACTAACCGAAAAAGCGTGTTGTCTAGGGTTGCAACCTATTTATTTGGAAAAGTTAGTGGAGATGCAACCGCATCATCCACTGGCACATTAACTCTTGCTAACACTTCTGTCACGGCTGGGTCGTATACAACGGTTAATCTTACCGTAGATTCCAAAGGCAGAGTTACTTCTGCTGAAAGCGGCACGTCTGCTCCTACTGGAGACAGCGACCAGATTGTTCTTGGCACGCAGGTATTTGGTTAAAGGTCAATATGACCGAACGGCCAATACCTAAACCGACTGGAACGGTACAAGACGCAACTCGTGTACGAAGAGTGATGGTACACCGTCAACGAGAAACACATCCAGCAATTAATAATCCAGAACAAGACACTATTCCTGGCGCAGATTCGGCGGACGAATAATGGTAAAGGAATACGATTCTTCAATTCTGGAAACAGTTACTACAACTGCTCGTAACTTTTTGCGTGACTTTCCAAAATTCTTTCAAACTTCGTTTGAGGCGACTACCCGCACTTACGAATTAGGACACCCGAACATTGATACGGATAGTCTATACATTGCAACATACACATCCTCTACACCTACAGCATTAGCCGCGTCTGCTTTTTCATTAGATGCTAGAAACGGTATTTTAAGATTAAGTAGCACGCCAACGTCAAATAGCAGTCTTATGGTTGAAGGGTACTACTACGAATGGATTTTGCCAGCAGATTTAACTTTTTACGCAAAAATCGCTATTGAGGAACATGCCTATAACTTGTCTACGTCATTAGAAAACATGTCTGAAATTGTTATTAACACAATTGGAATGGCAACAGTTGTTCATTCGTTGTGGGCTTTGTTGAGCGAATATAGCCGAGACATTGACGTAATGACCTCTGAATCAGTTCACATTCCTGGTAGCCAACGTTATAGAATGGTTCAAAGCCTCCTTGAATATTGGCAAGCGGCCTACGAGAAAAATGCTCGTGCTCTTAACATTGGCGTCAACAGAATTGAAATGATGAACCTTAGTCGCGTTTCACGCCTTACAAATCGTTACATTCCAATTTATCGTGGTCGTGAAATTGGAGACTACGGACCAATTAAACGTGTATTCCCAGACCGAGATAAAGGAACCATTGAAGTTGAAGATACGGGAGACGATTTGCGAGAAGATGTATTTGTAGACACAAACCCTCCCAGCAGTCTATATAACACTGGACACTTCTAATGGATGTCCGAACTGAACTAGGACACATCAGAAAACATTACCGAGAGTATTCTCGTAAAGTCGGTGAATTCATTGTTTACTATGAATTCATTCCATTTGGAAACGCCGCCAGTTCTAGTGGTTCATATTTTGACGACGTTTATGATGAAGGCATACAAGGAACTGGAGGACGTAAATATAAGAACGGCATTATCCTTCCAGTTTTGATGATTACGGAAACTGAGGACCAAAAACGCTCAATTCCAGAAGGTCGTCAACCAATTGAAGTTGTTAATTTTGTAGCATCAATAGAAGATTTTAGGTCGGCTGGAATGACCACCGTTTGGGAATATAAACAGCATCTTAACGATTTGTTTAAGTACGACGGAAGGTATTTTACTGTAACTTCTTACAAAGTTCGCGGTAGGGCAAAAGACGACATTATTGTAGTAGTTGAAGGTCTTGAAGTGTATTTTAATCAAGAGTATCCTTTTGACCCCACTCCCACGTTCACCAACATCAGTAATCTTCCTTGGCCGTCCAGCCTTCCCAGTATCTGATAAACTTGATTTAACTTTAGCGAGCGCTAAAGGGTACAACTGCCTAGAGGAATTGGAGTGCGTATATAAGCATGTCGTCAGCCGTCCATTCTTCTAGACCATCATTTATTTCTGGTGAGTTTGAAGTTGTGCGATATGCAGAGTTCTTGGCTAAAAACTATGCCAGTGCTTTGGCTCAGGCTATTAAAGAAAGCACTAAAGAAGAAACTATTGCATTGCAAAAACGAGCCAAAGAATCTAAAACAAATTGGACTAAGGTTTCAGATAGTTTAGAAGTTACGTACAACGAAAACACTGGAAA